TCCTGCACCTAATAATGTCAAATCGGATATCTTACGAGTTGCCACTACATACCCACAATAATACTATCAAGTATATTTATACATTCTTTTTGAAGTGAAAGAATCCTTCACTACCTTCCCAATATCCTACATCCCATGTATGATACTCATCTGCATATAATCTTGCTTTACTTTCCAACGGTTCACCATTCCATTGACAGTCTGGTTCCGATTCTCCCTCAAAATATATACCAGTCCATTTAAAAACTATATCACATGCAGGATTATGCACTATGATCAACTCAGGACAAACATATTCTATATCTACAGTTTGTTCTCGATATGGTTTGTCCATATAACTGTAACGAGAAGATGTGTGATATTTGTATTCACTGATCTTCTCGTGCTTTACTATTATATGTGCCCACTTTGTAGGATTAGATGCTGCCTGTGTCCAGTTATCAAACTCACCCTCAAACCAATCACAAAATTTATCAATCAAGGTCTGATAAGTCTGCATCGCTAGGAAGTGTTTTATTCATACCTTCTAAAGGTTTTTTAGACATCAATGGACTATCTGGATGAGGAACAGGAGTTTGTTTGTTCTTATACTTGTCTACATTTATTTTCTTTATCTTTCCTTTGTTTGCCTTACACTTTTTAATTACTGCACAGGCATCACCAACAGTGACTATAGTTCCTGCTTCCTCGTCAGGTATCTCAATACTAAAACTTTCTTCCAAAAACATAACAAGTTCTACCATTGATAAACTATCCATCATTAGATCATCACCTAGTTTACTGTCCCATGTAATTTCTGTGCCCTCTGGTAACTCAGAACCCATAGTCTCAATGATTGCTAACTTAGCAACTTGAAGCATCACATCCTTAGTAATCTTGGGATTAGATTTAAGGATATCTTTAATTTGTGCGTATGTATGATTATAAGACATTAAACGTAACTCACATCTGTAACTGGAACCATTTCACGAACGATCTCAAGCACTCTCATGAACTGATCAGAGTTACATGAGATTTGCTTAGTATCACCGCTACTGCCTACTATTGTAAATGTTCTTGATGGAATGTCAACTATGACTTTCTCTAGTGTTTCTTGTTCGTCGTAAAACATTAATGAAAAGGATAGAATATTGTACAATGATAGCATATCAATCAGACTTTGTAAAGTAGGTGTCGTTACCCGCCCTTGCTGCTCGTCTGATTGTTTCTTCTACCTTACTTATAAGGTCTAGTCCTGCCTGTCTATTCTCCTGCATATGCTGCATTGCTTTTGCTGATCTATCTGCTCTTACCAGTTCTTCGACGTAATCGTCTAAATGCTTTGCAAGAATGCTCTTTAGAAATTCTGCTTCTTGCTTTGTTACTGACATGTGATGTTGTGTCATGTGTGTTAATTGAACTCTACGATCAATTCAAGTATATTGCTGAACCATCAAGGTCAATATTGCCTGTTGCATCGCCCTTAATGTTTCCAGTAACATTTAATTTATATGCATTACTATCAGGTGAGGAGATCATTCCGTCAAATGCACCTCCATTAATACATGATTTAGATCCACCATCTACCTTTGTATGGATTTTACCACCAACTTGCGTTAGTAAGTTTCCGTCCACCTTTTCGTACCTGCATCCTGCTGCTCTAGTACGAACATCTCCATCACTATTGATAGAAAATGTAGATGACTCTTTTAGTATCTTGACTTCATAATTACCCTTTACGTTCTCTTTTACAGAACCGCCTTCACTCAAATCATTTTCCAAGAACGTTGTCTTGTTTGTGTAGGCATTTGATTGTAATTTCATTTCATTCTTAGCTTGTATTGCTAAGTTCTCATCTGACTGAATAGTGCATACACCACCGACTTGCATCTGGTAGTTACCGTTTACTCTGTCAAATCTATCACCTTCAACCTCGCTATGCATATTACCTTCAACATATATGTTGACGTCGCCAATAACATGCAGTGCCATTCTGTCAGTCTCCACATCTTTACCAATTTTGATAACAAGATTGTGGTCTGATAAAATATATGTATCATTATAAGAAACTAGATTGTTGTTTTGATCCTGATCTAGGTTCAAAAAATTACCATTTGCATTGAGCAAACGTATGTATTCTCCATCTCTGGTGCTGTTCATCTCGAACATATGACCTATAGATGTAGATTGTACCCAGTTCTTTGGATATCGTATTCTTAATCTAGGTAGGAGATTGTTAACAATAGTCCCACCTGAGAATGGATTAAGTGCCATTAGTAACCTCCGTAACCACCTTGTTGCGGTGGATCATTTTGTGGTGGTGGTGAACTCGGTGGAGTTGACGGTGGTGTAGGTGTTGATGGAGTAGAAGGTGCACTTGGTGTTTCTGTTGGTGTAGATGGGTTGACAGGTGTTGATACAGGGTCAGCAACAGTTGGAGTAGATACAGTGGTTGTATCTCCATCAGTTGTTGTTGTAGTATCTTGACCATCCACTAAATTAAATCCAGTATCTTGCAACGATGCATCTTCATCTTCATCTCTATATTTTATCATAGGATGACCCACACAGTCAATGTATTGTGTTAATGGTAACACGTTAGTCTCTTTGATTTCTCTAGGACTTGTATAGATGTAGGATGTGCTTAGTTTTGCACCTGTTCCTTGACTATCAACTATTTCTGGTTTCACAAAACCCAATACTGGAGTGTCTATATTCACACTAATTAATTTTCCATCTTTATCTGTAGTTGCTGTTCCAATCTGTTTTTGTTTATCACCAACACCAATAGTAATGACTGGATCTTTGTAGTTAGTTCCTACATTTGTAAGCTTTACTTCATCTAGTTTGGGTATAATATCACTACAGTTTGCATACAATGCTTTTGCGTCTTGAGGTATAATTAAAGTTGGAAACTTTTGATTAAAGTTTAGTGTAAACTCATGTCCAGATTTAGTTTGTAATTGCAATCCTACAACAAAATTTGGATTGAATGATGGATCAATAGTTGCTATTAACATAGTATCATCAGAATAATCTGTATCAACCACTTGTAATACATCAGGATTGCCTATAGTGACTTGTTCTAGATACTCTCCATCATTGACAAACTGCTGCAGTCCTGCTTTTGGCACTTCGACTGCATATTGTTCTTTAGGGCAGAATGTATCAGCAGGATCAAATCCATATCCTATGCCAGGATTAATAACATCTACAGACTCAACCTTGCCATCTACAATGTTTGGTTTGAACTTAGCACCACCGCCTTCTGGTTCATTACATGTAAACTGTGCTCTGACCTGTGCCTCTAATCCAACACCAGATCCTTTCTTTTGCATAAACACGCCAAGTATTTGTCCTATATCATCTATGATAGGCAATGCTTTGACTGGACTTGTTGACTGTAAATTATCCCATACCATTTCTGGGAAGCATGGTTTCTTATTACGATTAGCACTAGAACAATTAACCGCTTGACTTGCTATATTACCACTTGAATCATAGAAATTAATACCCTCAAACTTCTCTAGAGGTCCTCGTGTATCAAATGATTTTTCTGTAATACCAGTTGCTGCTGCAGCTGTGCTATCAAGATTAATTAACGATCCACTCTTAGTGTCAAATACCTTTTTAATACCACTCTTATCAACCACAGGAACAAATCCATTTTTAGGTTTACCATTACCAACAACTGACACAGAGTTGGGAGGTTTAACTTTATATTGATCTATCTGTTTTTGCGTTGCATCGTTACCTTTTGCTTTTGCACCAGTGCCAGTTTCAAATACAGATGCACCAATAGCACATGATAGTGCACCATCACAGAATAAATCTATAAAGTCTCCTACTTTATTAAGTAAGTTTTGTATTTTTTGTGCTGCACCTTTGATAGCACCAGTTACACCTTTTAATATACCTAATGCACCTTGTATACTATCCATCAACTTCTTCATGATCTCACCAAGGAAGTTCTGAACTAAACATAAAGCAGTGTCTAATACATTTTCTACTAGATCACTAAGCATACCTTTTATAAAGTCACCAAGTTCTCCTAATAATTGTTTGAATAGACATGATACAAGGTCACCAACATCTTTAAGTTGTTTTCTGACTGCAGTATCTAACTCTGGATTTGGAATACTAAGTTCATCTAAACCATCTTGCACAAGTTTATTAGTCTCTTCCATGACTACACCCTTGATGTTTGCAGTCAGTCCTGTAAGTTTCTTCTGTATACGTTGTGACATGATGTTTATCTCATAGTCCATGTCAACAACAGAACCATCTAATTTATTAATGAATTGATCTATGTCATTCTTCTCTACACCACGAGCAAACTTCATAAACTCAGCGAGAGGACCTTCTAATTTTGTAGCAGTCTCTGATCCACACTTACCATTACCAACTTGGACTGTAACCTTTTGCTTCTCAGTTGCTAATTTCTGCTTTTCACTCTCCATTTCAGCAGGACCGCGTTCATTCTTATCATCAGTAGAATTATGCGTATGTCCATCATTATTTTTTGGTGCTTCATCTAGACCAGTTTCTTCATTGATCTCAACTGTGCTACCTGTATTTGGTGAGCTACTACCATCACTATTGTGATCTGGATACTCATAGTCAGGTGATACTAATTGTGCAAATCCCTCTTCTTTACCACCTTCTACACCATAACCTCCGCCAGGATTCTCATCAGCGAGAGTTCCCATAACAACAGGAATCTGTGCAGATGTGCCATCCATAAAGAATCCAATAACCCAACTGTTGATCTGCAATTGATGTATGGATCCCATACCAGATCTCATAGAATATATTGGTGGCATCAATACCTGTGCCCATGGTAGGTCTGTTGTAGGTAGTTCTTTTCTATTTGGATTATGATATCCTACGATTCTAACCTTTACTTTATTAGTCCAATCCCAGTCAGAGTAATCCCAACCACCTAGTCCAAGTCGTGATGACGAATTCCAAAATCTTCTACCATCATTCTCTACCTGTCCAATCCACCAATTGAACCCTTCTCTACCTATAAAATTAGCAATATTCTCATTCATCATGATTTTTCACCGTCGGAGTCAGTAAACAATGTAAGTTTAGTAGTCATCTTATCTTCACTATTTTTATAAGTTCTCTCAACTCTACCAATAACCCATTTGCCAGAGTTAGCATAGTCTTGCTCTCTATCTCTACCACCTTTGTATATGTCTAATTGCACAACCTCACCAATTTCTAGTGAATAATCTGATACTAATTCTACAGTGCATTTTTTATTGTAAAATAATTTTTCCCTTAATGAGGATTGTGAAAGTTGTTTTGTAAAATCTCTTGAGTATATTCCTCTAGTAAACAATGCTGAGTCAGATATTTTAGACATGATCCTTGTATACGTGCTACTCTTATCAAATCCTTTATAGAATTCTGGTGTCCTACGAGAGTTCATCAATGGAACACTTCTGTAATATTTATTGATGTTGAAGGGATATTCTCTATACCTCATGTCTCTCAAATCTAATGTCATGGTGTTACTAAGGTAAGAACCCATGTTCATGCCCGCCAATAAATCACATGATGATTCTACATTTACTTTTGATACAGATATGATACCTTTATCTTCTTCCTCCTCTAATTCTCCCGACTCATGCCCTGCAACAATTCTAGTAACAGGTGTTTTCTTTGAAAAAGAGTCATAAGATACAAAATGATATCCTGATCTAGTCTCATAAAAACAATATCCTGCAGTAGCATTATATCCACTACCTTTTGCGGGTATCGCTCTTGCTGCCAACCATCTAATAGCAGTAAATGGGTTCCAGTATGGTGATACAAATGAAAATTTATTTAAAGTTGGTTCAAAATCTACAAGTCTATTTTTATCAATACCCATGAGATCTTGTAGAATCTCTTTTTTAACAATTCTATCTATTTTTGCACCACCACCTTTACCAAATCTACGTGATATTTTATTAGCAGCGTTATTTAAGAAGTCAGTTTTACATAATCTTATAACTGCTGACGACTTCCCACTTATATTTTTTCTATCTTGTATATCGTAGATAACAAAATCCCCTCCTAACTGTGTTTTTCCCTCACTATCATCAACCACTATGAACACATTCTCCATGCCAGTAAGTTGTGATAAGAAACCACTTTCAGTATCTGTTATCTGCACATCCATAAGCATAGTGGCAGATCTTATATCTTCAATATAATTGACATATAACACCTGATTAGTGCTTACAGGAGGATAGTCAGCAATGAAGAATCCAACTATGTTAAAATTTGACTTCTGATTTACTGACATTAGAATTGCGATGTGGTGTTGTATACGTCAAGGTAGGGAGAATCAAAGATCTCAGGTTGTGCTAACTCACTACCCTCTTGTGGAGAAGGAGAAGGAGGGGGAGTATCCTCAGATCCTCCAGCCATAACTCCCGATGCAAGTGCAACTTGTTTCTCTGTTTTAGAATCTGCTGACTCTCTATTCTCTTGTATAGTCTTATCAGTCAATTCTGTTAGATTGACTGTCTGTTCATTCTTTGGTGAGAATATATTTTTGATACCACCAAATGCCTTCATACCAAGTTTTAAACCCATGCCCATTGGTGTCATACCAAATGCTTTGCCAGCTAAACCCTTTAAACCTTTACCTAAACCAGATGCTTTACCCGCTAATCCTTTTGCACCTTGGAATATCTTGGTACCTGCATTAAATGCCATACCCATTGGTGTCATGTTAAACAGTTTTCTAGCAAGACTCTTACGTTTCTTGATAGGTTGCATTGCCCTTTCACCTGTTTTAGGATCACCAAGTCCTATACCATCAGCAGTTCCTGTAAATGGTGCACGTCTTCCATATGAAGGATCTCCCGAAGCTGGTGGTAACATAGGTTGACCTCCACCACCGCCACCTTCTTCTGCTGTATTATTACTCTTAAATGCTTTTCCTATTAAATTACCTAGCATCACTTGCCATCTTGGTCTCTTCTCCCCACTCTCTTCACTATCATTATCTTCTTCATCATTTGCAACCTCAGCACTAGCAGCACCTAAATTAAACGCAGCTGCTAACTTACTAATATTTCTATTCAATATCTTAGACGCTTCCTTACTTGGTGCAGGAATCTTCTCTAATAAATCTGTCATTGCAACAGCAGCAGATTTAGCGGGTAGTGCCAATGCATCGCTAAATGCTTTCTTCATCTTCTCATCTACTTCAAATTCATCACTAAGATCTTTCTTCACCTTATCTACTGCATCATCCTCACTTGCATTTACGTTCTCTAGTGATTCTACTTTTGGTGAGTCACTTGCTTTAGCATACTTAGCAGGTACAGGTTTACCCTGTGATTCAAAGAACTGTCTTACCCTCTCGTTCTTGTCATATATTGTGTTACCATCCTTGTCTTTACTTTGTGCTGCGATTGGATCTGGAATTAATGGGTCTAGTGGTTGTGGTGAAGGTGTGGGTGGTTTTACATTGTCTGAACCACTAGTTGTTTGATCTTTGTCTGGTTTATCTTTATCATCTTTTGATTTGGGTTTATCCTTTCCAAGAGACTTTTTAAGTTTTGTTTTATCTTTTATAAAATCACTTATACCTTTACCTACGTTCTTTATACCTTTACCTGTTCTCTTCGCAGCATCTTTTATACCCTTACCAGTTGCATCTGCTGCACCTTTGACACCTTTCTTAATACCTTTACCAGTAGCATCTGCTGCTGATTTTATACCTTTACCCGCTGCAGTTGCAGCACTTTTCCCAGCCTTCGCTAAACCTTTTCCTGCCTTATCAGCAAGTAATGCTGCGTTCTTGCCTATAGACTTGCCTATACCCTTAGCAACTTTCTTAGCACCATCTGCTAAATCACCTAGTTTTGTGCCAGGCTCAATTTCAGCTGACTCGATATCATCAACTCTTTCTTCTACCTTTTCTAGTTCTGATACTTTATCTTCTAACAACCCAACACGTTTTACCACACGACGTTGTGACTGCAGAGATCTCTGCATCATCTCATGTGATACGCCCTTGTCCATATTGTCAGAAT